TGGGGTAATCCTAGTCAAATTGTAACTCCTGTTACACCTGAACACGCTATGACCATAGCGTTAAATTCTGTTACAATCGATGCAGAAATAAATGCAGGTTGGGGTGGAAGAAACTGGGGAGATAATTCTTGGGGAATTGCATCTAACGTTAATCCATCTGAGTTAGCTAATGCTTTAACAGCAGCATTAGGTAATGAAACTATTATAATCGATACATCAACTGGTCCATCTACAGATAATAATCAACTTATTACAGCCGCACTTAACGATGTAACAATCGATATTCAAACAAAAGTATTTCCAAGTGGTTTCCCATTAACTGGAGCTTTAGGAACAGCAGACGCTGGTCCTGATGCAATGGCTACAGGTATTGGAATGGCCATGGGTCTTGGAACTCTACAAGCATTTAACCAAACAGGTTGGGGTAGACAAGGTTGGAATGTAAACGCATGGGGAGTTGAAGGACAATTTGCAACTGCAACTCCAACAGGTATTTCAATGACAGCTGCTGCTGGCACATTAGGTGCAACGGGTACGGCATCTTTAACTCTTAACACTTTAAATGTAGCACAAGCAACTTTAGGAAATTTAGATCCTGCACCAGATGCAAACGCACTTGGTCAACAAATGACTGCAAATTTAGGAACTGCTTTGGGTCTAGCTGGAGCAGGCGCATCTCCTACAGGAATAGCATTAACTGCAGGTCTAGGAACAGTTACAGCGGTACCTAGTCAAGAAGTAGCGGTAACTGGTTTACCTTTAAATAATCAACTATCTTCAGCATTTAATATTAATATTCATGTTGATATACAAGTTACAGGTTTAAGCTTGACTATAAACCAAGGATCTGGTAATGCTCTGATCTGGAACGAAGTTGATACAGGTTCAGCGCCTATAACACCTCCAGGATGGCGAGAGGTGGCTGCATAAAGAGTTTGACACAAACTCAATATTTTAATAAAATGAATACACAAGGAATAAAATATGGCGAATTCAACATCTGCTAACCTAAAGCTTACAGTACAAGCAACCGGTGAAAACTCGGGAACTTGGGGTCAAATTACAAATACAAACTTATTAATCTTAGAACAAGCTATTGGTGGTTTTACAACATTTAATTTAACCAATGCTAACAGAACTTTAACATTTACTAATGGTGCAGTTTCAAATGGTAAAAACGACGTTATTAAATTAACAGGAACTTTAGCTGGAACTAGAACAGTCAGCATTCCAGATGGAATTGAAAAAGTCTATAATGTTCAAAACGCATGTGATCATGCAGGAAATACTTTAACTTTTAAAACAGCGTCAGGTACAGGTGTTCTTTTATGTGAAGGAAATAACTATGTATTATATTCTGATGGTACAAACGTTGTAAAATTATCTGAGCAAAGAAACTGGAGAGCAGTTTCAGCAGCTGAAACAGTTCAAGCTGGAGCTCAGCTTTTGGTAAATACAAATGGTGGAGGAGTAACAATTACGCTTCCAGCATCGCCTGCAACAGGGGATGAAGTTTCATTTGTGGATCAGGGTTATGATTTTAATAGTAACGCATTGACTGTTGGTAGAAATGGATCTAATATAGCTAACTCAGCGGCTGATCTTACGGTTAATACGCAAGGTGCTGGTTTCTGTTTAGTTTTTTCAGGAGATGCTACAACAGGTTGGACATTTAAGGAGAAATAAAATATGGCAAATTACGAAGCAACAAGATACGATTTCGACGGAGCAAACCTTACAGGTATCGAAGGTATACCTACGGCTACTATTGTACCATGGTCTTCTTCTTCAGTGCCAACAGGTTTCTTAGAATGTAACGGAGCAAATGTTTCAAGATCAACCTACTCTGCACTATTTGCAATCATAGGTACAACTTATGGAGCTGGAGATGGTGCATCTACTTTTGGATTACCTGATCTACAAGATAACGTAGCGATAGGAAAATCTGGAACAAAAGCTTTAGCATCTACTGGTGGAGCGAACACAGTTGCTTCAACAGGAAACGTTGGAGGAACAACAGCTAACGCAACATTAACAACAGCACAACTTGCATCTCACTCTCACCCAAGACCACAAGCTGTTTCAGGTAACTCACCACAAGCACCTACGGCTCAAGTAGGTTCGGGTCGAAACCACGGTGGTCAAAGTTCTGTAGCGAGTGCTGGTTCAGGAACTGGTCACGCTCACAACATGAGTGCAACGTTTAGTGGAGATTCAACTTCAGTTGTGCAACCTTACTTAGCGGTAATTTACATAATTAAAACTTAGGAGAAAAAATGGCAACAAATGCAAAATGGACAGTAGTAATGGATGACAAAATGATCATAAAAAATTATGATGAAGGTAATAGTTCAAACCTTGACTACAATGGTATATCATACATTATTGATGATAATGATTTTTGGGGACAAGCTAAGTTTTCAAACATCTGGGCTATTCAATATGGAACATCAGTTGCCTCTGATACTGTAGAATACAGAGATGAAACTCCACACTCTACTTGGGAAGATGCTAATTTAGGTGACATTCAAGATTTTGTTACTAGATGGGACACGGCTCATTTAGCTCAATTACAATCTGATTGGGATTCTAATGAGGGTCCAGAGGGTGAAACTGAAGCTGATAAAATTGCTAGATTAGGTGCAAGACCTACATCTTATACTTCATCTCAATAACATCCAAGAAGTTAAAATATATTTTTCACCTGATAACGGTGGATTACCTCTGTGCACGTATGGAAAAGCTGCGGGCCAAATAACTATTCTTCCTGTTTTAGGTTTAACTCTTTTTGAGAAATATAAAAATTCTGTTTCTCCACCTTCTTCAACATCATTTAAATAAACTGTAAAAACAAAAGCTCTAGGTTCATTCATAAATCCTTTGCCATGTTCTAAATGCCAAATGTGATAACCTTCTGTAGGTAAAGTTTTTTGAATTTTTAAAGTTGTAAAATGAAATGGTTGCTCATCATAAGCAGCAAATGCACCTGTATTTTTAATATAATGTTCCCAAGCCATTTCAAAATTTAACATCATAGGTTTTAAATCTTCCCACCATATATCTATATTACCAGCGCCTGCAAAAAATTGTTGATCTTGTTTTTTTAATATAGAAGATTGTTCTCCACCTATTCTATTAATTGTATTATTAAATCTGTCTTCTTGTTCATAAACATTTATGGCTTTATTACATTCTTGTTGAGTAATAAAATTATCATATGTTCCAATAAAATTATTTATATTAACTGTTTTTTCATTCATTTGTTTTTCCTATCTGATCATAAGCATGATCCTTATAAGGGCCATATTGATCTACATAATGTAAAAATACTTGAGCCATACCTTCACCTTTATATATACCCGGTCTTCCATGAGTTTGATCACATCCAGGATATATAACGGCATCTCCTTCTTCTAGTTCTATCTCTTCTGTTCCAACTATTAAAGGCCAATTATCATATTTTTTAATACACGCTGTCACAGATATTTCACAAGCAGGTCTATCTAAATGATTTTTTAAAGTTGCACCAAATATATAATATCTCCAATAAGCATATGTAGGAAATAATTCTAAATTACATTCTTCTTCAACCCTTGGTAATTTAAGATCTAACAAAGCTGTCATTAAAGAATCTTTATACCAAGCAGGTGAGAAATATTGAGTGTCAATTACATAGTCATTGTTTGCATCTAATTTATTATAACAATATTTTTGCAACAACATTAACTCATGCACATTAAAAAAGTCTTTTATTAATCTATGTTTTACTGCAGCCATGCAACTATACTATACCTTGTTCCTTTTGTAATAGGTTCGATACTATGTGGATACATAAAATTACTAGGAAAAAAAACTATAGTTCCTTTTTCTAATTGTAATCTTTTTATTTCTTGTTCTTTTTGATCAGTGAATATTAAATCTCCACCTTCATATTCATCATTTAAATTTATAATAACACTTAAAGTTCTAGGGGTATACGTATGATGATCGGTGTGAACCACGTATTTACCTCCAACATCGTATTTTAATAAATCTATTTGATTAATTTTATGACTTGAAAGTTTAGGAAATTTAGATTTATAAAGACTATACCATCTTTCTATTTCTGCTTTTATATAGTTCCAATAAAACATATTTGTAGGTGTGTTAAAATTTAAACAATATCCTTTCACATCTCTTTCGCTTGTAACTAAGCCAGTTTTAATTTCTAATTTATCTTTAGCTTTTTCATTTGTTAAATCTATTATTTTTTTACAAAAATCAAGATTTGCTATATTTTTCAACACAACAACCCCTTCTAAATGATCCATAATTATGCTACTTTCATTCTCTTTAAAATTATTATATAAGCCATTATATGCTACAAAAATTAAAATTCAAGGCTGGATTTAACAAACAAGACACAGAATCAGGGGCAGAGGGTCAATGGACAGATGGTGATTTTGTCAGATTTAGGTATGGACTCCCTGAAAAAATAGGTGGTTGGTTACAATTAACTTCAGGTCAAAAAACTCTACCGGGAGTTGCTAGAGCTCAACACACATTTGCAAGTTTTGATGGAGAGAAATACGCTGCCATTGGTACGTCTCAAGGTTTGTTTTTATATTATGGTAATGATTTTTTTGATATTACACCTTTGGATACTGCTATTACCGGAGGAACTTTAACGACAACTAATGGGTCAAGCACCATAACTATTAACAAAGGTTCTCATGGTTTAGCTGTTGGACGATATGTAACTCTATCGAGTGTGACAGTTACTGGAGCATCAGGTTATACAGCTGCAGATTTAGAAAAAGTTTACGAAATATTAACTGTACCAGACGCAGATAAATTTACTGTGCAAGCAGCTACTACTGAATCAGGGTCAGGTATGACAGCAGCAGGGGCTGTAACTGTTAATCCTTATGTTGAA